TTGGTGGTGAAATTAGGTTCTTGAAATCCGGTGGGGCTTCGCCCCGCAAGGGTTCAAATCCCTTCCTCCGCGTTATTGTTTTACTCTTTTATTTGGAGATATTTTATAAAGTCCTAAATTAAATTGCTGCTATTTTATATAAAATATCTACATAGAATTTAAAGGACTACTAAAAAGTGGTTAATACCAAACAGGACTAAAATTTTATGGTAGTTAAATAAGTTTTTCTAAATCAATTGGGACTCCTGCAATAATGACATGATAGATATACAAACTCAAAACTTGAACTAAAAATGTATATTCGATCCCATCAACTTCTCCAACTTCAAAAAAACTATCGTAGATTTCATCCAACACTTCTTGAAAGTTCAATTGTCCATTTTCATCAGTACATTCTACTATTTTTTTATCAAGTGCTTTTAATAATTCTTTTTTCCTGCTTTTTTCAATGGGATACTCAATATAAGGTTTTAGTTCTTTAATAATATCTTCTGAGTTTTCAGATTTTCTATTTTTGTTAAAAATTCCCATTTAACCACCTAACAGTATTTCTATTAACAGTTTGATAATTGGGATTACACCTTCTGAAATACCCAAATAGCTACAACCGAGAGTTATGGCATATTTAATAACTTCTAAAATCAGTATTTTTAAGATGGCTTTTTTCTTCTCTTGTCTTGCTGTTTTTTGATACTCCTGGATTAATTGGGATAACGCTCTTAACTCTCTTATGAGCATTGAAAGTATCTTTTTTAAACAGTTTAATGTTGCCCAAACTAATGCCCTGAAAAAGCTGCTCATGAAACAACGCTAAAATTATAATAAATATTGGGATACATACCAACGCTGCCCTGTATTCTTTGACTAATGGTAGTATTATCTCAATCATTAGAACTGTTGCCACATATTGTTTTTGATATTCGTTCATAGTATCACCAAAAATGTGTTGTGATATTAGCATTTAAAAATGCTAATGTGTAAAATCTTGATACTAATAAAGGCTATCTTGACAGGATCTTGAGGAGATAATATGGGAAAGAAGATTTCACCTGAGATGCATGAGGACATTATCTTGTGGCGAACGCAGGGGCTGTCATGGAAACAGATTGCCGTAAAACTTGGTGAAGAGTATGGCGTGGAAATATCTCCACAAGCAGTTTATGATTACTACAAAAGAAATTTATCAAAGCTTGAAGAAAGAATAAAGGCAAGACTCAAAGGCGAGTATGAGGAAAAAACTGGACAAAGTGTTGAAGAGGAGATAATTAAAGACATTGAAGTTTTAAACTTGGCTATTGAGGTGGGTAGAAAAATATTGGAAAGAGGGGAGGTAATTAACAAACCCCACCAATATCAGGCAACAGTTAGTGGGATTGCTACGGCAATAAAAACGAAAGCTGCATTATTGCTTGATTTCAAAGAGGATGAGGATCAACTATTGAAGGTCCTCCTCGAGGACTGATATTATGGTTGTATCGGCTAAAAAAATGGATTTGTTTTCTAAAATTCCAAAACGTGAATTGAAGAAAAAGTTAAAATCCGACTTAGACTTTTTTATTTCAGTTTTTTTAGACGAACAACTTCATGATGCTCAAAGGCAGATTGTAAAGGCAGTATTTGATGGCTATAAGGTTGTTACAGCATGCTGTGGGAGAAGATTTGGTAAATCAAAATTAATGGCATTTTTGCTAATTTTCTTATGTTGCACAAAAAAGAGGGAAAAGTACGCAGTTATAGCTCCAACTTATGATCAGTCGAAGATAATCTTTGATGAACTTAGGCAGCATGTTGAAAGGAGTAAAACCCTACAGAAGTTAGTTAAGAAAATCGTTGAGTCCCCATATCCAAAGATTGAATTTAAGACTGGTTGTATTATTGATTTTAGAAGTGCTGACGTGCCTAAAAACCTTAGAGGCAGGAGTTATCATTTGGTTATTTTAGATGAGGCTGCATTTATTCCCGACGATACAGTTAAAAACGTTATAGAGCCAATGTTGGCAGATTACAATGGTGTTCTAATCAAAATATCTACACCCTTTGGGAAAAACCATTTTTACGAAAGCTTTCTTAAAGGACAGCAAAGAATTCAAGGGCATATATCGTTCCAATTTCCAAGTTGGGTGAATCCTTTTATCTCACAGGAATATTTAGAGATGAAAAAGGCAGAGCTTGGAGAAGATAATCAAATATGGAGACAAGAATATTGTGCTGAGTTTATAGAGGACAATAATAATGTTTTCAAGTGGGAGCATATTAGCAAAAATATTGATGAGAGAATTAAATTAATTGAAAAGGGGATTTGGGGAAGGAAGTATGTTATGGGTGTGGATTTGGCAAAGTATCAAGACTATACTGTTATAACCATATTAGATGTTTCAGAAAAGCCTTGGAAGTTGGTTTATTTTGAAAGGTTTAATCAAAGACCATATGCTTTTGCGGTTAAGAAAATTAGAGAGCTTTATGGGAATTTCAATGGTCCTAAAATTTTGATGGATTCTACGGGTGTTGGGGACCCAATTTTAGAACAACTTGAAGACATTGCAGAGGGATATAAATTCACTAATCAGAGCAAGATAAACTTGATTAATAGGCTGGTTGTGGCTTTAGAAAGAGAGGAAGTCAAGTATCCATATATTCCAACTCTAATTAATGAACTGAAATACTTCCAATACATTAAAACTAAGTCAAGTTTAAAAATGGAAGCCCCTCTTGGTTTCCATGATGATTGTGTAATTAGTTTGGCTTTAGCTCTGTATGCGGCTGAAATGGCTAACAATAAGATAATTGTAGGCTACTTTAGCTATTGAGGTGATTAGATGACAGATAGAATTATTGTTGATTATTTTAGTGAATCTCCAGACACCACAGAAGTCGGGGTTAGTGATAGAACCCCCACCACTATAGAGCTTGGGGATTTTGAACAAATACAAATGATAAGCATAACAGATGCAGCTAACCTTGAAGGAGCTTTCCTTATCGATGAAAAGGTAAATTTAGCTTTGCACTCTTTGATTTATGACATAATTTCAAATTGGACACTAAAAGGCAATGAAAAGCAAATTGAAGAAGTAAAAAAGTGGCTTTATGAGACGGGTATAATATTCTCAAAAAATACAACAGCGAATATAATAGAAATGCTTGGGGATTATTTTATTTATGGAAAGGCAATTTATCAAATAATTTGGAAAAATGGTAAAATTGTAAGATTGCACAGGTTAGACCCAAAGACAACTGAGATCGTCAGGAATCCGTTTTCAAATGACAGGATTATAATCCACGATGCTACAATTGACGGGCAGATAAGAAAAATAGGGTTCGTTGATTTGGAAAGAAAAAAAGAGATTTTAAATCTCATGGCTGTGCAGTCTGAAATAGTTCATGTTTGGCTGGATATTGATGACATAATTCTGCTTGAAGGAACTTCATTGATGGCAAGGTGTGTTAATGCTGTGTATCAAAAACAGAAGTTGTTAACTGAGATTTGTGCGTATGTGAATGAGCATCAAGCCATCCCACCGGTCCAGATAAAAGTCGGACAAATACTAAGTGATGGAAAAGGTATTGGATTGCCAGATGGCGTGAATATTACAGCTGACAAATACAGAGAGATGCTAAAAAACTACGCTAATGACATTACGAAATTAAAATACAGAGGGGCTATATCTACTCCACCATACGTGGATTATAATCAGATTGACATGAAAATCAATTGGGAATACATTAAGTTCATTTTAGACAAGTATGATGAGATCATATTCAACGCATTTTATAGCTCTGAAGGATTATGGAAATCAGGGACGGCAGATTACAGAAGGAAGGATATGAGAAAGGAAAGATTAAAGCTAATAAGGTCAATGCAGGCGAAGATTAAGGAGTTAATTAATGAACTCATAAGAATGAATTTTGGAGATGTTGATGTTGAATTTACATTTATAACAGACGATACTGAAGAGCTTTTAGAGAAATCAGAATATTTCAAAAATATTGCTGACACTATTAAGGCACTGACTGATGTTGGAGCAAGCGAGGAAACTTTAAAGAGAATTGCTCAGGAGTTTGGAATTGAGTTAGATTTAGCGTTGCAGAAAGGACAATCAGAAATGTTTGCTGAAATGTTTGCGGATGAGGCTGACCCTATAGAGCTTATAGCCACAAATCTTGTAGAAAAGATAATGCAAAAAATAGAAGAGGCATCACTCGAAGTTAGGGATAAAGCAATGAAGATAATTCAAGAAAATAAAGGAAAAATTACAGCAACAGCATATAAACAAATTAGGGCATTAATTAACAAAGAATTTCAAGATTTGGATTTTTCAAGTGAAATACAGGAGGCATTAAAAGATGTTGTAAAAGTAACTGGATTACCTATAGACATTGATAAAGGACCTATAAAGTTCGTCGAAAAATACACTTTTGACCTTTGCAAAAAATTAACTGATAATCAAAAAGCAAGATTAAGATATATATTACTTGAAGAACTTAGCACAACTGAGGACACAAATATAACACAAAAAATCATGGATACATTAAAAACTACAAGACATGAGGCTGAGAGGATTACAAGAACAGAACTATCAAGGGCTGTGGAGTGGTCAAAACATGATTATTATTTAAATTACGCAAAAAACCATAATGTCAAAGTTCTGGCAAAATGGAATACAAGAATGGATAAAAAAACATGTCCAAAATGTAGGGCATTAGAAGGAAAAGAATGGGAAGTTGATAAAATTCAAGTTAAGCCACCAATACACCCGAATTGTAGATGCTACCTAACATATAGAATTAAGGATGTGAAATAATGAGAGTTGATGTAAAAATAGACAAATCTCTCCTATTTATGGCTGAAAAACTTAGAGATAATTTAAAAAAAGCTGTGGAAAGGGCAACATTGGAAGTGAAGGAAGAGGTTATAGACAACATAGGGCATGGATATATAAAACTTGACTATCCGCCCATCTCTAAGAATTACAAGAAGCAACTTGAGAGAAGAGGGCTTGTTCCTCATGTTGGTTTAATATCTCCAAAAGAAGATAAGAAAAAACTAATAAAGTCAATAGGGCATAAAATGGACAATGGGGGATTAACAGGAATTATATTCACCAACAGACCTTATGCAATTTATGTTGAAAAAGGAACAAGAAAAATGCCTGCTCGTCCATTCTTTGAACCTGCGGTAAAAAAGAAACAAAAGGATATAGAGAGGATCATTAAAAATGCAATAGAAGATAGTTTAAAATAGCTATTTAAGCATACTTAAATAATCCTTCAACAATTTCTGTTCTTCATTACTTATATTTATGTTTAATTCTTTATTTGCAATTGAAATGCTCAATGATTGAATTGTTATTGTTTTCAACTTTCCATTAATATTCAATGTGATTGATTGGTTCAATTTAGGCAGTTCTTTATCCAGAATAGCGAATGTTTCCTTTTTTCTTGGATAAGCAAGTTCTCGCATTATTGCCCGTGCCAATTCTTTCATTTCATCTTCGGTATATGTTGGAATGTTAAGTGTTTGTGATACAATGAATGGAGTATAACAAAATTGATATTGATTTGTTGGCTGCCGTGTTTCTAACTGTTGCACAATTTCAAATTCTTTCTGTGAATTTATGAATATTCCTGACAGCATTTCATAGGTTGCCCCCAAATATGTAATTCCGTTTTCATAATGGTCAACCCCCGTGCCGACAAACATAACCTTCTCAATCTTATTTGAGTTGATATACACATCTGTTGCTTCAATAATGTAACTATTTAGATATCCATTTGTATTGCACCAATCTTTATTAACATAAACGGCAATTCCATAATTACCTAATCCCAATGCACTTGTATCAGAATTTGATATAATAAAACTAAATTGTCCAACATTATCCTGTGTTAGAGTATATTGCCAGTTTGTTTGAATTGTATCAATTGGTATATCAACAAACCTTCCCTGTTCATCTTTGATTGTTATTTGCACTTTTATTTGGCTATGTAATGAGGCATCATAATCGGCAGAGGTAGGATGTGGGATTTTGTTAATTTCATTGCCCCCTAAATCAAACATCTTAACTTCAATCTGTAATGAGTGACAATACTCCCGCCTCATTACAATGATTTCTTTTTCGTCCAAAATATATTCTGTGCCATTAAATAAAGCAACGAATCTCCAAGTATATTCTTTTTTAGTATTTTCCGATAAATTAAATGTATAAGTTGTAGTATTGGGACCAATAGTCAATACTTCGTCTTTTAATATATTATCGTTTTCATCTATTAATTGTAGGCGGTATTCCGTATTATTTTCTACAAAACTGGGAGTATTAGAATTAACAGTGGCATTTGCCATGTAATCAAAGGTTACTGTTTTTAATGAATCGTCAGTGTTTAAATAACATATACAATTAGGTGTAATATTTAATTCTCCGTTTATAGTTGTATTTGTATTATATACAGCAACTTCTGGATATACCGTAAAATTCCAGGTGCATTCATAAGTATTATACCCTAAATAATTATTATCAATATTTAGTTTTACAATAACTTTATAATTGCCTGGTTCGGCATTATAAATCGCCCACCCTAAATCTATCATATCTATTGTTGTATAATCGTCATGGGATGATGTAGCGGTAAAAGAAGCATCTAATACAAAACCACCATCTACGTTTAACCCCACACCACTACTGGCATCAGTATTAAGTTGTTTGATAAGATTTCCATCCTTATATACTTCCATTGATGCATTAGCAGGGATATTTGTGTCTGTGAAATTAATTTTTTTGTTCCTATAATCCAGTTTTAACGCCCAACCCCACCAATTACCGTCTTTTTTTGAAGTAATCGCATCAGGCTGTTCATTATATGTTATGTGTTCTGGAGGGTCACATAATAATCTAAAATCAAAATCTGGCGGTAAATATGCATAGGTGTCATTATCGACCGCAAATATTTCCCCACTTTCCCATACTACATCGCCATTTACATTTTTAATTCTAACTTTAAAATAGAAATTATCATATTCACCGGGGAGGGTTGGACTTTCACCAGTTGTCACTTTTACTATCCAATTACTGTAATTCATCGGTAAATCGACCGTCTTTTCAATATATGTATTCAATTCAGTATGAGGTAACGTAAAACTTTGCCCATCAAATAAGGTAGCTGTTGCATCGATGGACTCTTCATAATAATGACCTACCCTATTCACACCAATAATACATTGAACCATATTATCACCATTGTATCTGGTTTATTACATCAGTTATATACTCAAAACTATAATTTATTGTGTTTTTTACTTTAGGGTAGGTTCCTTCGGTTTTATCTGTAAATATTAGTTTATTATTTAAATAGTCCATATAAAATCTGGCATTATAGTTTTTGGTGTAAATTATTGACTTCTTAAGGGCATCAAAATAATTTCCTTCTTCCACATAAATCAATGGATTTTTGTCTAACTGATAATCTAAATCAATATTACAAATACTACAACATTTTTTCAAAAATAATTGTAAAAAAGTTGTATAAGGCACTTCTATATTGGTTTTCTGTAACAAAAATAGGGGCGAGTTGATTGTGTAAGTGTAATTTTGTTGTCCAAATGTCATGTTCAATCCTGCATCTACACAAATGCCGCAGAATAATGTAGAATCACCCCAAATTAGTTTGACTTCATCAAAGGGTTTTATGTTCAAATCCTTCAAAGAGTTTATGGTTGCTTGGTCAATTGCATTAATTGACATGTCCAAATCAACAGAAATTGCATCATCAATGATTATTTCTTGCATTATTCCACCTTGACGAATTCACCAAGGTTTATTATTTTACCATGGCAGTCAACAATCAAATCACATTTATAAGTTTCTTCTTCGTCGTTATTCTTATTTATTACTAAAATTTGCAGTTTTTTATCATTGAAGGACAAACTAAAACTTTTTAGTTCTATTGGGATTTGCTCATATTTTGTTTGTAGAATAAACCCCTCACTATTCATATTTCTTTGGAATATGTCCAAAAGATTATAAAAAATGTAAGAAAAATCCATACTACCACCTTATAGGATTGTTAATTCAATAGATGCATTATATTTTCCAGAAGTAATTCTTGAATAACTTATGTCTGTTATTAGACATTGTTTGTATTCACCAATTTCATCAAATTTGACATATGCTGCTGGATTTTGTAATAATTGTTCCAATGCTGCTATTTTTGAATAATCATCAACATAAACTTCAAATGTCCACTTGTTCAGTGGATTGCCCAAAACTTCATATTCCAAACTTCCATTTATTGCCACGTTTTTTGTTATATTCAAATCTGGTTGCTTTTCCCTGCTGATTATTGGGAATAGGTATTCCAAGTCGCCAATTTTTATCCACAAACCTTTGAAATCTGAATAGAAACTTTGTATTGCAGCATATAACAATTCAGCATCTTTTTGTGTTAATTCTTTTGTTATACTGCTTGTTTTATTGTTTGAAATTGTAGCAGTAGAAGTAATTGTTAGACCATCCAATGTTGATGTATGTTCAGTGAAATCAACAGCATTAAATCCTTCATTGTAGATTGTATTGTATTCATTTGTAAAATCATAAGTTTTAACATCAAATGTTCCATCTGTTAACACAACTGTTGATTTTATTGTTTTTGTATCTAAATTGACAGTTATGTAATGTTGTGCAATGTTTGAACTATCCTCCTCACCCAATACAATTGGAATTGTGGAGAATACCATATCAACCCATTGTGCATTGGTAGTATCCAATGAAACTGGTGTATAGTCAGTGTCATTAAATTCCAAACCTAATACTGTCCCTGATGGAATTGCTAATGTATCTGGAATTTCAACATATACTTTTCTTCCATTTTGTGTCATCCAATTATATACATTCCCAGCAGCATCCACAAGTTGTTTGTTTGGACAGTATCCAACTGAATTTATATCATAGATTATACCAGATATTTCAGTTGATTGATTGTTTAGGATGTAAATGTTGGATAATGGAAGTGGTGGATTATAATCAATATACAAACTTTCATTTTTTGATGTTATTAATTCATTTGGTAAGGGTATATCTATCTGATAGTCGGTTAGATTATAATTATTTGGATTAGTTATTGTTATTTTCCAAACATCAGAATTGATTTGTTCAACAGTTACAGTTGGTTCTAAATCTGCATATTTTCTAACAAGTAAATAGTCCACATAAAAGTCACAAGTATATGAATTACCAACTCCCATTCTAAATTTCCAATATGGACCAAGATTTTTCGTATTTGTTGTTGTAATAGTTACTGAGTTTGATTCATTTCCTATTTCATAAGTAGTCTTTGTAGTTGTCAAATCTGGTGCAATTCTTATAACTGTTTTGTATACTGAATTATTTGATAGTGGGTATGCAATTCCTGATGCAGTATACCATATTTCTTCAACATTGGTAGATAATCCTTTTCCTTCACCACCCATATGTACATCGGTTTGATCTGTTCCTGAAAATGAACTATCTTGTAAATAAAAATTCACAACTGATACCTGAGATGCTGACGGAATTTTCCATTTATAATCTACAACACATCCTGGTTGCAAACCAATGTCTCTATATGCATAATGATAAGTACTATCATTATCATATATCTTCAACCATGTTCCATCTACACCAAAATATGTTGTACCTAGTGTGTCAGTTATCCAACCATCATTAGTCTCAAAATCATCAAAAAACTCAAACACTTCATCTCCATTTGGACTATATCCAGGTTTTTTTTTCACATATAATGTAATAGAACCATTAGCAGGAATTGATACTTTTGTCCATATTTTATAAGACTCATTGTTATCTTCAATCCAATAGGGTAAAGACATAAAATCCCCTACCTAAATGTTTGTTTTTTTAACAATTTATTAAGATGTTGTGCCAATTGTTGTTCATCGTAACTTCTTCCAATAACATTTACATGAACAACATAATTTACGTTGTTTGTATTGGAAATATTCGAAATTCCCACGTTTGAAGAAGGAGTAATATCCATAATCTCTACTACAGCACTAATTGTTGTTTGTAGTTTTGATTTATGTTTATCAATCCCCTCTGCAATTGTTTCTATAAATCCTGGACCTACTTTATCCAATCTGCTTAACGGTCCCTCTTTTGCAGGACTGTGTGGTAAGTGGTCATCAATCCATTGCAATAATCCCAATATTCCTTGCTTAATTTCATTTATTTTACTCTCAATCCCTTTTTTTAATTCAGTAATTATTCCCACACCAGCCTGATAAAATCTGCTGGGGAGTGATTTCAGATAATTAACCATCTCTTCCAATACGCCCTTTAATTTATCTTTAATTCCAAAGAGATTGGTATCCCATGCTACTTTAAGAGGTGCAAATGGTCCGAGTAATGTGGCAATCAGTGCATTTTTAATTAAATCCTTATGCTTAAGAATTTGTGAGATTAACCAGTTAATTCCTTCAATGAATCCTGCTATTTTTTCTTTAACTGTTTGAACAATTGATGCAGTAATATCTCTAATCCCAAACCAGTTGTTTTTCCATGCCAGGTATAATCCAGCCAATATTGCAATTATTGCAATGATTACCCATACGATAGGATTTACAGCAGTAATAAATGCCGCTATCGCTCCTACAGCAGTAGCGACCGCTCCCGAAATTGCTCCAAGTGCAGCACTTAATCCACCAACCGCTGCAACTACTTCAATGATTGGAGCAATTAGCATCGCAAGTCCGCCTACTACTAACAAAATAGGACCAACTATTGCGGCTACCGCAGCAGCTAATCCTACAAATACCCCTATTGCTTGTTTAACAGGTGCTGGAAGAGCTTGGAATATTTTTAACATTGGGACTATAACTGCAAGAATTACCTTTCCAACTGCTCCCATACCCTGTGCAACTGAGACTATAAACTCTTTTATTGCAGGCATAGCTTTGACAAGCATGTCTAAGAACTCTTTAATATCTCCTTTTGAGTCCTTAAAAATCTCTAATTTTATGCTTTCAAGCTGAGAAGCTAATTCTTTCATCTTATACCAAACAGTATTTTTCATCTCATCAGCTTTCTGCTTTGCTACTCCATTAGATTTTTCCAAGATCTCTACAAATTCCTTATAAGCATCCCCTCCCTGCTGAGTCAGTGTAATTATTGCGGAACCTGCTTCTGGTCCAAATATTTGGAATATTTGAGTAGCAGAAAGTCCTTTCTTCTTAATATCGTCTAAAATAACCCCCAAATCTCTCAACTTTCCAGAAGCATCCATTACTTTAATACCATATTGCTCTAATGCTTTCTGCACTTTTGGGTCTGCAAGTTCAGTTAACACTTCCCTTAATGCAGTCCCTGCTTCTTCTCCCTTTCTTCCTGCCCTATAGAACATCATTAGTGCTGCTACTGTCTCTTCTAAGCTCAACCCTAATGCTTTAGCCGCTGGAGCCGCATATTTTAAGGAATACTGAAGCTTTTCGACGGTTGCAGGAGAGTTGGCACATGCTTGGACAAACACATCAACTACTCTCCCAGCTTCCTGAGCTGACATTCCAAACGAGTTCAAAGTTGAAATTACCAAATCAGTTGCTGTAGCCAAATCTGTTTGTGCCACTGTAGCTAAATTTAGAACATCTGCAATTGATGCCACTATATCTTTAGTTTTCATTCCAGCACTTGCCATAAGATACATTGCTTCAGCAGCTTCTGAAGCAGAATATGCTGTCTGAGCTCCCATTTTCATGGCAGTCTGTGTTAGTTGTTGAAACTCCTCATCTGTGGCTCCAGCAATTGCTTTTATTTTATACATTACCTTCTCAAAGCCCATCCCCGCTTGCACAGCTGAAGCCATCCCTGCAACAAAAGGGGCGGCAAATGCAGTCATCCCAGCACCAGCAATAGCCAGCCCCCGACCTACTTTATTTAGTGTTGTTGTTAGTTTCTCAGTCTTCTCCTTTATGGCGTCCATTTTGTTTTGAACGTTTTCTAAAACTTTTGAAGCCCTATCAACTGCTGAAATGATTATTTCCATATTTACCATACTACCAGCCCATTAAAATCCATAACCAACTCAATACCACTAATATCACAAATAAAATAAACAATATTAAAAGAATCCCCCCAAAAATTAAAAAGAAGTTTTTTATTATGTTCTCTCCTTTAATTTCCCTCACGGTATCGCCTCAAAATTTCTTCATATTTATTTGATATTTCATTTTTATCAACGACCGCCACCTTACAACCTTTCTCTGTTTTTTCTATTTCATTTACTGAATTAACTGCAACTGCAATGTTTATGTTAAATTCAGCAACTGAAAGATTTAAAAGGTCAGAAGGAAGACAGCCGTATCTTTGAGCAACAGCATCAAATAATTTACTGTTCTTTCTCACGAAAGGATGCTACATTCTTATTGACCGTAAATTGTGATAAAACATATTCCATCAATACATCTTTATCCTTACCGTCCAACTGCTCCCATTTAATGCCTTTTGGTTCGATGATACATTCCTCAACCAATTCAGGAATAATCTTAACTAATTTTTTGATGAACTCGGTGTTTTTAGACAATTCAACATTTTCTTTCTGTGCAGATGGGTTAGCCATGAGTTCCTGCATCAGTGGAATGTCGCCCATGACTTTTAAAACATCTAACGCTGAAAGTGTTTTTATCTTAAATTCAAAACCGCTTGGAAGTTTAACGGTAGAATATGCTTTTTTTAAGTATTCTTCAACCGTTACCATCTTTATTCACCTGGTATGAATTCATAGAATATTATGTCCTCATTAGCATTAGAAACCACAAAACTAATTTCTTCTTTGATATGCTCTTCTTTACCTTGAATCACATTGAACTTTGGTTTATCAAGGATTGTAACATTTCTCATCTGAATACCCTGTAAGTGTCCATCTGTTCCTTTTACAAACCCTTGTAAGGTAAATTTTGGAACTATTGTTGGTTTTCCACTTTTTACACCTGCAACTGTTGAGACGGTGACGGTTTCAGATGTTTTAAGTGTGGCAGGTAACTTTATACTATCTACTATTGAAAATAACATACTACCAACAACAGTTTCAGCACTGTTGTAATTAAACTTCTCAGTAATTGTAGTTCCAAATGCATCTTTACCTATGATAGTTATTGTGTCAGGTGTGACTGTTTCTGTTGATTCTATTTTGACGCTTAATATGGATGGGAGTGTTGGCTGTGTATCAGGAGTTAAACTCTGTTCTGCACCACTTCCAGTACCTGAACATAATGTTTCAGCAGTAGAATCCAGTGCATCAATCCCCATGAACAAAGACCAAAACTTATGAGTTCCTGCTAAAGTAGTGAATTTACCCTTAAATTCAATAAACTGAGAAACATCCTTAATAATCCCCGCAGTAGTTTCAGTTGTCAATTCTTTATGTTTTAATTCAGTTTCAAACTCTACAACTGCCACGCTCTCTCCATTAATAAGTAGTGTTCCGCCCCCTGTGTATCTTGCATACCCATCTCCTTGAAGGTATGATGTAGAACCCATGATAATCACCTATTCAGTTATTGAGTAGTCTAACACAAGAATGAATTTCTGAGATTCTAAGTCCTTATCATCTATTACATCCTGCACTTTGTTAATTCCATAAATCAGAGCTTGAACTAATTCCTTCGATCTTTTCTCATATTGTTCAATTTTCTCCCGTTTATATTCATCAATTTGGAGCTGCTCCCAATATTGCATTAAGATTCTTGTTGCAGCATAAAATAAACAGGCTTCTTTTGCCAAAGGAAGTAAATTCTCAGGAATTTCTTTATTTACTTGGGCAGTTATCCATAGTGTTGCTGATTGTATAGATAAGCTTAAATCTTCCTTTATATCCTGAAAAGGAAGTTTCAGTTTTAAAAAATTGTAGAGCTCTATTTCTGAGCAGTACATGTTATCACTTAGCTTATGTTTAGTTTTATAACGCCCCCCTCATGTAAAATACCAAACCCAAACTTCTCTTTAACATAAAATGCGAATTTCTCTGGCGGGTTAGTATTGGTATCAACTCTAACAACTGTAGCTGGAAGGGCTACAGGGGATTCAACAACCATGGGATTAGCTTCAAAGAGAATGCCTGTCCCAGTATTAATTTCAGTGCATGGGATAATCTTGACGTTTAAATCGGTTTGAAGCACCTTCAATCCAGAATTTAAATAATCGTTGAATCCCAACTGCCCAATATCCTCTGGATTTAAGATTAGTTTAGGCTTTTGAACTGGAATTTTACTTTTCCTCATGGTGTTTAAAGCTTTGAATATTGAATTAACCTTATCTGCTATGGTTGCAGAGCTCCACGTAACGTTTTCTTCGGTTGGTGTTTGTAATAACACATCAATGACTTTTTTATTTTCTTGTTCAATCAAATCATATAATGCTGCTGTGTTAACGGTCTTCTCAACTGGAAATCCTGTTTTTTTAGCTGCTAAAATGGTATCTGCATCAATCTCAATTAATGGGGATTTATACACATCAAGTTTAATATCTACCTCTGTTTTTTCTAACACAGCCAAGTCAGGTTTTGCAGTTTTAGCCGTCTCCTTTGCAGAATTTTTTAAAGTGTATTTTATTCTTGTTACAAGGTCCTTAAACTGCGGAACAGAAGTTACAGGAACTTCTTTTAATAGTGTTGAAATTGGCTCTAAGTCAGTTAGTATTTTCTTTTCGATTAATTGAAATTCAGTTTTTGTTAGTAGCTGAACCATTCACACCACCTTATAACCCTACTTTGATTTCATATAAGTTGTCGCCTAAAACTTTCAATACTTTTCCAATTATCTGATTTGGTTTAGAGTCTCCTTCATCTATTCTTACTTGATTTGAATTAGCATCATAAAACAACACATCCCCTTCTATAGCAGGTGTAGCAACCCATGAAGTTGAACTTGTGTCATAAGCATATGTAGTCGCACTTAATTTTGCAATTCCATCAACGACCACAGGAACTTCATCTCCAACTTCATAATACTCTACATTATCCACATCATCAACAACTCCCAAAACCTCCCCATTTATTGTAAATACTGACATAGGGCTTGTTTGGGTAGTGGCAGTATATGATTTAATGTATTTGTATGCCATTTAAATCACCTCATTCAGTGCCATATCTTTTCCACGGGTTAAAATCATCAGCTTTGTCCGCAAATGAAGCTCCAACGATTTTAGTGTTCTTTTTTGTATCAATGTCAAGCTTAGCTAAAACGTCCAACACGTCATCAATTGTATTGCAGTTAGCAAAAACTTCCTTATCAATACCAAACTTTAAGCGTATTTGTTCAATCTTCTTTTCCTTTTCCATCTTTGCAAAAATTTCAGATTTTGTTTTTTCAATTGCTTCTCTAACTGCTTTCTCTTTTTCCTCCGCAAATTTTTCTGAAAGGGATTTAGTTACTTCTTCAATCTTCGCCTTAATCATCTCATCAATTTCTTCTTGTGTATAGATTTTAACCCCAAAATCTTCTGCAAACTCTTCAATTGCTTTTTTTACATCATTCATAACCATCACACATTTTCTTTAATGATTCGGGCATCCCTCTGTCAAGTGGATTATCTGGGTTATATTTATGTCCAATTCCGAGCCCTAAAGCCCTTTTAACTGCAAAATTCCAGAGGTATTGCCATTCTTCACGACTATACATTTTGTTAGAATGATTGAATAATTTTGAAATATACACCAATGCGGCCTTCACTCTTGCTGGCGTGTCGCAAGGAAATTTCCAATTTGCTTTATCTGCAAATAATTCGTCAGGAACATTCTTGTATTTGGATGGCTTTGTTTTATACCCCTTTGCATTTGACATTGCTATTGGTGCAAAATTTAGAGTTTTGGCATCTTTCATTTTAGGAGTGCTGTTAATACAGATTGCAAGCCCATAAGGGAACACATCAACAACCTTTTCATTTTGAACCGCTTTTAACCACTCTGCACTAACTCCAACTTGATTATTTTTCAAATAATCTGCAACTTGTGAGTCAAAAACTGCAAACTTACAATAAGCTTTGCCATCCTCATCTGTCCAGACATCAATAATATACCCCTTAAAGGATTGTGGGTCCTGGAATGGTAGAATATGGTCGATGTTAACATGCTTTCCAATTAGAAATTTTGCCCGTTCTTTAACCAAATTTGGAGTAATTCCTGCTTCCATATACATAGGATCGTTTGGGTCGTAAAATAAACACTCAGCAATTGCCACTGGATCGTATGGTTTTCTATCACCCTTTGCAAATTCTATTTTTTCAATTCTACAAGCGAATGTATCCATGTTTCCACCAAAAAAAGAAAAAATAAAATTAAAGTTTCTTCAATACAATCTTTTCTAACATCTCAACTTTACCTTCCAGTCTGGCTACCTCCGATGCCAGTTCCCCCAACTTTTCCCCTTAATGCCCTGATTTCTTCTTTCAACTCTTCAATTTCTTTCTCTTTCTTTACTAATGCTGCTTTTAATTCAGAGATTTGTTCGTTTTGTGTCATTTCGTGATAGAATTTTCTCATCTTAACATCCGCCACAACATCGTCATACTCTTTTTCTTTTATCTTCCTTTCTGCAATCTTTTCAACATAGTCTGATTTTTTTGGAACTAAATCATCAACTGTTGCTTCTTTGTTGTTGTTACCTCCAAACAATGGCATAGTTTGACACCCCATTTTGATAGATCGTGGTGGGAAGGGCACGCCCCACAGTTTCAACAGTGTAATCAGCATTTTTAAATGCTAACTTAATTTTTAAATTTAAATTAATTAATATAAAGAGTAAAAAAATTAAAAAAGTTATTCCCTATGTAATTCCCCTAATGGTCTACCATCTCTTTTTAGAAATATATGCCCATAAATTCTATATCTCCTATATAACTCTTTAACCCATCTATAACTTATCTCCTTAATATTTGCTATGTCTTTTAAGGAATATCCATTTTCAATCATCCTTTCAATGTCCATTAAATCTTTATTTGATAGAGTATATTTCTTTTTACGCTTCTTTTTATCAAAATAAGATAAATCAATTAAAAAATAAATAACTTCTCCATTTAATCCGTTAACCTTCGAGATGATTTTCTTTTTCATCAGTTGTCTTAACCTCTGTGATATATGTCCCAAACCCCTACCCGGTGGTATATTATATATATCTCTAATGTCTCTTGTCGTTAGTACACCATCATTTTCAACAAATTTATTTATTATCTCTTCTTGAGACACCATGGTCATCCCCTTGTGGAATCCTAATCTCTATTTTGTCCCCTAAATCCCTAATCTCCAAAACATTGGAGAAATGCCTCAAAAATTTTCTAAGTTCTTTCATAGCTTTAACTGCTAACATTTCCCCCATCGTAGTCACCACCCTATTCATAAATCGGATTAATAAACAAATGTTGGACTATTTCTTGAAAGTTGAAATCCTCCCTCGTTCCAAAAACTAAGTCTCTGTAAAGGGCTTCCATTAATTCCCAACCTACTTCTGCCAACTCTTTTTCACCTTTGTAATTTACCCCATTTCTATAATTGAAATAGGAATATCGGCACACTTTCTCTTTTTTATCTATCACCAGTTCGAAATATTCCTCTTCTTCCTCCACATACTTCTTTGCATCCATATCGTAAGCTCTCCACTTTGTTTTGTGAGCATATTCGATTGTATCTTTTGTTATGTTTTGTTTTACAATAGTCATCATTTTTTCACCTCAAAAAATTAAAAAGAATTAAATTAAAGTGCTTTAACTTCAAGGTTTGTTCCTTTTCTTACGAGTCTAACCACAGGTTTATACTTTGGATACACCCTTGAACCCCAAGCAACTAAATCTACAACAGTCTCATTCTGATTTCGTTTAACAGGTATTGCTCGGTATATTTCCTTAACAAAGAAACTCCCTTTATCACCAAAAGGTGTAAGTTCGATATGCTTTTTCCCATTGTAAGTGAAATATTCCGTCTTATTCATTTCAGAAGTAGGTTGATTAGTGACTAACGCATAACAATCATTTTCTACACAATAATCCTTTAACGCATAGAGTATAGCCTGGACATTAAGTAATACCTGCCCCTTCCCATGCATACTTGAAATAGCAAACTTACCAAGAGCAGGCAATCCTACTGAGTCTAAAACTAAGTAGTTATATCCACTTGGAAGTTTTGAAGTTATGAAATTAACTAATTTATCAAAATTTATTATGCATTTATAACCGCACCCTGCATCCTTTAACTCTTTAATTTGTTCTTTTGTCATATTTCTTTCGGTGTCAATATATATAACTTTCTTACCAGATTTTGCCCTTTTAACTGCAAATTTATACGCTGTGAATGTTTTTAAACTTCTTGTTTCCCCATAAATCTCCATTATGTCAGGCATGCCTAAATTTTTCTCAACAAAATCCATAGTGCACCCCTCATTATTATTACTGTTTCTTAATTTTTTAAACTCCTCTTTGAGATTTAGCCCTTCAAGCCATTTAACAAAGGCTGCACTCTCTGTTAGCAATCCATTGTGTTCTTTGATTATTTCTTTTACATCTTCTTTTATTTTATCAGGATGATATTCTTTCTTATATATGTTGTAATGTGCCTTCGCTGCTAACTCATATTTACACATTTTAAATCCCTCCTTTTAATTTCCGTTTTGTCAATCGCCTCCTTACATCTTTTCCAGGTTCTGAAACTAACCCGTATAACACCACAACCGAAGTCTTCCAGCATTTCTTTTTTTCTTTTAAACTCTTCCTTTGAACTGCATACTCCATAACTTTCCACCCTGCCATTTACTTCAACAACGAAGAAGATTAATTGCATTGTATCTCCCTCAATGTAGTATTTCTTTTTTCTACAACTCCAAACATTCTACCATCAGAAATTGTTGTTCTGAAATAGTTTCCATTTATTCTCCCTTGGTATCGCCTAATGTTCTTTTTTTTAATAACCAGGTAGTCCCCGTATTTTCCATCTCTTTTAAGTATTCCTTTCTTAACCAACCTATCTACTTCATTAGAAAACTCTGAATATGTTCCATATTCAGAAGCAAAGAAAACTGTTAATGTCTTTACCCTCCCCCCATTTTTCTTAATAAACGATACTATATCCATTGTGCTCACCTTTCTCTTTTTCTATGTATTTGTCTAATTTGTTGCTATCTTCGACTGATTTCCTTTTTTTCTTTGGGCTTTTTGTTCCTGACCTTAACGGTTTGTTTATATTATTTGCACATATCTTACCGTATGGCTTTCCATTAATCCATATTGGATTTTTCACTTCTTTTCCACATCTGTTGCATATTTCTGTCATTATTCCACCCACCGAAAGATTTTTATTTGAAAATGAGAAAAGAAAAAGTGTTTTAGTATCTGGCATAATGCTTATTCCTCAGGACTCTCACAGGCTCCTTACAGCCTAAGAGTCCTGATCTCTCTAACTCATTGAACACACTGATGATATTGCCTGCAGTTAAACACTCATAAGGCGGTATGCCCATAAGGTCATTACCTATAAACATTAATGGCATTAGTTTCTCACCATTCTGTGTTCGAGTAATGATTTCTTTTTTAAGGCGTTCTTTCGCTTCTTCTTTTGTTATCATGCTTACACCTCTAACCACTCATCTAATGTTCGTTTTTGCTTCCATTGATTGTATTTTTCTGCAACTCGAGTTAGGAATCTTTCCAGCTCTTCAGCAGTAATATACCCCGCATGAGCCCCTTGATCATCCACCACATGCTTATATACTACCCAGCCCTTCTTAGTCTTTGTAGCGGTTATGTGGACTCCATC